AATTGAATAATAAACAACGCTATGAAAATTTACAGCACGGCTTTTATGCTGGTGCAGGTAAATATGATATACCTCAGCTGACAGGCTCAAAGATTACAGATTTTCCTGAACTTATTGGCTTTAATTATGCAAAGACGACAAAGAACAGGCAGAATAAGGGAGTACATTTCTTTCTTGATGATTATCAATTTCTCAGGCTTTGGAACAATCCGACCGCCTATCTTGATATTCTCAAAGGTTTCAGATGTGTCCTTACTCCTGATTTTTCACTATATGCTGATTTTCCGACAGCAATGCAGATATACAATCATTACCGCAAGCATTGGCTCGGTGCGTTTTGGGAAGATAACGGAATTGAAGTTATTCCAACTATATGTTGGAGCGACGAAAAGTCATTCAAATGGTGTTTTGACGGAGAACCTAAGGGTGGCACGGTGGCAGTATCATCTATAGGAACACAGAATGACAATGCTGCAAAAGCCGCATTCATATCAGGTTATGAGGTTATGTGCGAAAAACTTAGACCGGAAACTATATTGTTTTACGGCAATGTTCCAGACGAATGCAAGGGGAATATTGTACACATAAAAGCGTTTCAGGATAAATGGAAAGGAGCCAGGATAAATGGGTGGTAGAGGAAGTTCGAGCGGAATAGGTGTTGCTAGTGGTACAACGTCAGAGCAACGAACAGTTATGAAACGTTTCGAAAATGTTGCTAAAAAAAATGGATATTCAAAACCTGTTTTTAAAAAGCAGGGTGACGGTTCTATCTCGTTTGAATACTCAAGAGCAACCACTGTTCAAAAAGTTCATGGCGGCAGAATGCAATCAGCAGATAAAAATGATATTTATCAAAGAACGAAGACTCATCACGGCACGATCGGTAAAGATGGACTCGTATTGCGAGGTAAGACAACAGCAAACGACAAGCTCATAAAGCTTGGAAAGAAATAACATAGCGGCTGCATTTTGCGGTCGCTTTTGCGTTGAGAAGGTGACCTTATGCCAATATCAAGACCAGACCGAAGCGGTTCACATCAACAACAGTTCCGTATCAACAAGAAGAAAATCTACGCTACCCAAACAGTTTGCGGTATCTGTGGGAAACCTGTTGATTTTTCACTAAAGTATCCTCACCCTCTGTCGGCTTGCATAGATCACATCATACCCATTGCAAAAGGCGGTCACCCTTCGGACATTTCAAACTTGCAGTTGGCACATTGGTGTTGTAATCGCCAGAAATCTGACAAATTGGTGGAAAAACAGGTGTTTGACCAGTCTCTTGACCTGATTTCCAACCGAATTTTACCACAATGCTACGATTGGAAGAATTTTTAACAAAATATTGACAATATGGGGGGTATGCCCCCTTTTGAGGTCAAAAAAGACCTTCACCGCCGCACTGCTTATATTTCTCGCAGAGTTGAAATAATTGGAAAGGATATACAAGATGAGCGAATACAAAGGCATGGCATATTTGAAAAAGAAGCTTTCTTCAAAGGCTTCAAGGGTCAATGTGCGCTATGACTACTATCACATGAAGAACGGCCTTACCGACATGGGCAAAATGATACCACCAAGCTATAACTGGATGCGTCCTGTACTAGGCTGGTGTGCGAAGGCTGTTGATACCCTTGCAGACAGAATAGTATTTGACAGCTTCGAGGACAACAGCTTCTACGTCAATGAGATATTTGACAACAATAATCGTGACGTGTTTTTTGATTCTGCTATTCTCTCAGCATTGGTGTCCTCCTGCTGTTTTGTGTATATCTCGGCTGATGAAACAGGCTATCCACGCTTGCAAGTCATTGACGGCAGTAATGCTACTGGCATTATCGACCCTATCACGAATATGCTCCGTGAGGGCTATGCAGTGCTTGACAGGGATAGCAATTTCAACCCCACCATCGAAGCCTACTTCACCGCCGAACAGACAGAGATATACCGTAGAGGCTATGATGTTGAGATCTATGACAATCCTGCACCTTACCCTCTGCTTGTGCCTATCATATACCGCCCTGATGCAGTTCGTCCTTTCGGTCACAGCAGGATATCAAGGGCGTGCATGGAGCTTGTACAAGAGGCTATGAGAACGCTCAGGCGGTCGGAAGTATCAGCCGAGTTTTACAGTTTCCCACAAAAATATATACTCGGCCTTTCAGATGATGCCGAGAAAATGGAGAAAATGGACAAATGGGGTGCAACAATGTCTTCTCTGCTGACTATCACCAAAGATGATGACGGCGGTAATCCTACTGTCGGACAGTTTCAGCAGCAGTCCATGTCGCCATACTCTGAGCAACTTAAATCTATAGCTTCACTGTTCGCCGGAGAAACAGGGCTGACCCTTGACGACTTGGGTTTCGCAACATCCAACCCTGCCAGCTGTGAAGCGATCAGAGCGGCACACGAAAATCTCAGGCTTACCGCACGCAAGGCGCAGAGAACGTTTGGCAGTGGTTTCCTTAACGTGGCTTATCTTGCCGCCTGCGTTCGTGATAACACGGCCTATATGCGCTATGCTTTCAGTGACATCAAACCGCAGTGGCTTCCTATTTTTGAACCTGATTCTGCCGCACTCTCAGGCGTGGGTGACGCTATTTTGAAGATAAATCAGGCTGTTCCTGATTATCTAGGCGCAAAGGGCATCCGTCAGCTCACGGGCATAGAGGGCGAAAACAATGGCTGATATCGGTGCAGAACTGCTTGAAAAAATCCGTGCCGAGTTTCAAAAGACGTGCAAGGCTGATAAGTACATTCAATCGGTTTTGAAGAAAATAGAGGGCGGCACTGCGAAAATGGAAGAAGTTGCCCTGCTATCGAAACAGCTCGGGTTTAGAGCCTCTCAAGCTATCGGTGCACACGTCAACGTAGCGGCATTGCCTGACGGCAAGATGTACTACAACATCGCCGATACCATACTCACGGGCGTGCTCAAGGACAACTACGATGTTATAAACTCCGCTGCCGCAGAATGCCAAAAGGCACTTGACAGAGCAGCAGGCATAAACATCACACCTCAGCAGGCTGCTTTCCCTACCGAACGTATACAGGCGGTAGTCAATGCGGCTTCTGTACCGGATATTGCAGAAGAAGTGATGATACGGCGAATGACAGCTCCGGCGCAGAACATCACTGAGAGTTTTTACAACGATTATGTTCAAAAAAACGTGAAGTTTCGTTCTGATGCAGGACTGGACTGCTACATTATCCGCAACGATCACGGCGGCTGCTGTAAGTGGTGTTCAAAGCTTGCAGGCAAATATCACTATCCCGAAGATGTCCCCAAAGACGTTTACCGCAGGCATGATAACTGCGGCTGTACTGTTACATACCTCAACGGCAGAAAGGCACAAAACGTGTGGAGCAAGACAAAGTGGAACGTTTCTGACGATGAACTTGAACGTATGAAAAAGGCTGGGGTCAGAGAGCCTGTCAGACTTGTTGACAAGCCGGGCAAAAGTGGTATAATGAAGAGAGTAGAAGAAACAAATAATTATGATGAACTTGAAAAATATTTGAGCAGCAAATACAACATTACAACCGATGACAGCGTAAAGCAGCTTGATTTTAAAACTGTTCGTGAAACTTTAAAAGGTATCGAAAGTGTATTTGACGATTTCCCAGAACTTAGTGATAATATAAAGAAAATAGGTACTGGTAAACATGGAGTTATGTGCTGCTCAGGTGAAGAGATCAAGTTTAATCCGAAATACTATAAAGACGTATCCGAATTTGAAAAGATGTGTGAAAATTCTTCTGCAAAAGGTTGGTGGCCGCCAAACAGTTCACCTGCGTCGATCGGCGTTCATGAAACAGGTCATGCAGTTGAATGGCTATTGCTTTCAAAAAGTAATTTTGATTATCCGTGGCAAAAATTATATGCTTGGAATCGTGGAGATATGTCAGGCGGTATAGTATCTAAAGCCGTTAAGAACATCAAAAAGATATCGTATGGAAAAGGCAAAAAGCAGTCCGAATTGATGAGCGCAGTTTCGAGATATGGAGCAACTAAAAAGCAAGAATGCTTTGCGGAGGCATTTGCTGACTGTTTTTCTAATGGTGAATCGGCAAATCCGCTTTCACAAGAAATAGTCAAGCTAGCTAAAGAAAAATATATTAGTTTAAAAGGAACGTGATAATATGAGAGAGATGCCAATATGGTTGGACTATGCGGAATTTGATGATGACGGATTATGCGGCATATCCCCAAATGCACCGGACGAAGTAAAGAAAGCTTACGAGGATTATTTAGCTGAAGAAGAAGAGGCTAAATCAGAAGGCATAAAAATTTAATAATTTTTTACCGCTCCGCTACGGCGAGGCGGTATTTTTATACCCAAAATCAGAAAGGACGGATATTATGGCACTTGACCGGGATACAATATGGCAGCTGCGGAGAGCTAAGAGCGATATTGAGAACATCAGAACTGAAATCCAGAAGATAAAGGATAATGCTGATTATGTTGCGGCACTGATACGCTGTGAAAGGTCATTGAGTATAGTTTTATCCAATGCTGAAAAGGTCAAATCGACAAAGTAAATATCGGAACCAAGCACCTTAAAGGGTGCTTTTTTGGTACCTAAAAGGAGGTAATCCACTATTGAGGATAAGAGAGTCGGCAGGCAGACCCCCACCATATCGGTAGTGTTGCCGTATGAGCAGACCAAAGGCAATGAGGCTATTGCAATGTATAACAAATCGGGGCGCACCGCACAGGAATGGCAGGAGTTAATGCTTTATGACATCATGGCGGTGGACGATGAGGGATTGTGGAAGCACATGAAATTCGGCTGGTCGATACCAAGACGTAACGGCAAGTCGGAGCTGCTTATCATGCGTGCGATCTATGGCCTGCAAAATGGTGAACATGTGCTTTACACCGCCCACAGGACAACAACGTCACATTCGGCGTGGGAGAAGATCATCGACCTTATCACAAAAATGGGTTTTCTTGAAAAAGAGGACTTCAAGACCACAAAGCAGATGGGTTTGGAGCGTATACAATGGCTCAAAGGCGACGGACTTATCAATTTCCGTACACGTTCCAGCAAAGGCGGACTTGGCGAGGGCTATGACCTGCTTATCATAGACGAAGCACAGGAATACACCACAGACCAAGAAACAGCCCTAAAATATACCGTCACAGACAGTCGCAACCCTCAGACCTTGATGTGCGGAACGCCGCCAACAATGGTGTCCGCTGGTACGGTTTTTACGAAGTACAGACAAAAGACGATATCGGGCAAAGGCGGTGATGACGGCTGGGCTGAATGGTCTGTGCCGAAGCTCACGAACGCGCATGATCCTGAGCTTTGGTACGCCACTAATCCGTCTTTAGGCACTATCCTCACAGAGCGTAAGATACGCTCAGAGCTTGGCGACCCGAAAGACGATCAGGTTGACGATAACATCCAGCGTTTAGGTTTGTGGCTGACCTACAACCAAAAGTCGGCTATAAGCAAAGGTGAGTGGCAGGCACTTTGTATCGCAGGCAAGCCCGAGATCAGCAGAGAACTGTTTTTCGGCATTAAGTATGCAAAAGTCACGGATAACGTATCTTTGGCTGTCGCCGCAAAGACAGCAGACGGCAAGATTTTTGTCGAGGCTATCGACTGCCGCCCTGTAAGAGAGGGAAACGGCTGGATAATCGCATATCTGCGCAATCCACATATGCGTGAAACCGTCATTGACGGAGCAAACGGACAGTCTTTGCTTGCATCGGATATGAAAAACGCAGGTATCAAGCGCAAGCCTATCCTGCCGAAAGTCGCTGATGTGATCACTTCGTCAGCAGGTTTTGAACGAGGGGTATTCGCACAGAATATTTGTCACGCAGATCAGCCGTCCCTTGAACAGGTCATTGCCAACTGTGAACACAGAGCGATAAGCTCAGGCGGTGGTTTTGGCTATACCTCAATTCTTGAGGGTGCTGACATATCACTGCTTGAGGCGGTAGTGCTTGCTCACTGGGCGTGTGCAAATTCATCGGACAAGAAGAAAGTACAGAAAATAAGCTGGTAACAGTTTATTATATATCACCTACACCGCAGGGTAAAGCGGGGAAAGGAAAAACACTATGGCAGAATTTGAAGCTATAACAACACAGGAAGCCTTTGACAATGCGATAAAGGCAAGGCTCGACCGCAACACGGACACAGTCAAGAAACAGTTTGAGGGTTACATTTCCCCTGACGACTTCAAGACGAAGACAGCCGACCTTAACGGTAAGATCACCGACCTTACAGGCAAGCTTGCAGAAAAGGATACAGCTATCGCAGACCTCACGGCTAAGAACAAGGCATACGAGACCAGCTCGGTAAAAATGAGAATTGCCCACGAAAACGGTATCCCTTATGAGCTTGCAAACAAGCTTTCAGGAGACACAGAAGAAGATATCAAGAAGGACGCTGAAACATTTGCAAAGTTTATCGGCAAGAAGCAGACAGCCCCTCTTGGCCACACAGAACACAATCACGCAGACGGCAAGAATGCGGCATATAAGTCGCTGCTTGCAGGTCTTATAAAGTAAAGAAAGGAAGTAATTTTATGGCAGACGTAATTTCAAAGGGTACACTTTTCGACCCGGTACTCGTTAAGGAGCTTTTCGACAAGGTAAAGGGCAAGTCATCCCTTGCCGCACTTTGCGCTCAGACACCTATCCCCTTCAACGGTCAGAAGGAGTTCATCTTCACTATGGACGATGAGGTAGACCTTGTGGCTGAGAACGGCAAAAAGACAAGAGGTAGCGCTGCCCTTGAACCTGTGAAGATAATCCCTCTCAAGGTAGAATACGGCGCAAGAATTTCAGACGAGTTTCTTTACGCCAGCGATGAGGAGCAGATCAATATCCTCAGAAACTTCTCAGACGGCTTTGCGAAGAAGGTCGCAAGAGGTCTTGACATCATGGCTTTTCACGGAGTTAACCCGAGAGCAAAGACAGCTTCGGCGCTTATCGGCACGAACCATTTTGACAACGGCGTAACTGTGATAAAGCAGGACAGCACGTCACCGAAGACTCCCGACGCTCTTATCGAGGAGGCTATCGCTGCAGTACAGGGCAACGAGTATGATATTTCGGGTCTTACAATGGCTCCGTCGTTTAGAGCTGACCTTGCGAAAAT